CGGCGGCGACGGCGACTTGATCTAAGCGACCCTTAGGGGGCTGGGCAACTGGCCCCCTTCCTCTCCTGACCAAGAGGTTATCATGCCCAAAGATATTATGAACCTTGACTTCGAGACCTTCTCGGAGGCCGATCTGACCCAAGTCGGGTCCCACAACTATGCCCTGCATCCGTCGACAGAAATCCTGATGTGCGCTTACCGGATCAACATGGGTCCGAAGAAGCAATGGGTGCCTGCCGAGGGGGAACCCTGCCCGCCAGAACTTGCCGAGGCCATGACCGATCCCGAGGTAGAGAAGTGGGCGTGGAACGCGGCCTTCGAGATGGTCATCACGAAGAACGTCTGGGGCAAGAACGTCGATGTCCGCCAGTGGCGCGACACGATGGTCCTCGGCCACTACACCGGGTTCCCGGGACAGCTTGAAAAGGCGGGCCCGGCGCTCGGACTGCCGGAAGAGATGTGTAAGAACCCGAGCGGCAAGCGCCTGATGCGTAAGTTTTCGATGATGAAGAAGAGCCTGAAGAAAGCAAACAAGGGTGAACTGGAACGGACCCTCTGGTGGGAAGCCATCGGAGACTGGCACGGCTATCTCGAATACAATATGGACGACGTCGAAGCTGAGTCCCAGATCAGGGAAATCTTGATTAAGCACGACCTGCCGTCGTGGGAGTGGGAGAACTGGTTCCTCGACCAAGAGATCAATCAGGCAGGGCTGCCGATCAACATGAGGATGGTCCGCAATGCGGTCCGCATCTACGACGAAGCCTATGCCAAGGGGTTGCTGGAGATGCGGGAGGTTACGGGCCTCTCGAACCCCAACGCGCCAGCCCAGCTACTGCCGTGGCTCCAACAGCAGGGCTACATGTTCGAGGATACCAAGAAGGGCCACATCAAGCAGGCGTGGACCTACTTTGAGGAACAGCCGGACCATTGGGACAAGGACCAATGGGACGAATACAGGTCCAACGACGGCTTAAAAGATGCACTGTCTTTGCGGCTCGAATTAGGCCGCTCGTCGATCAAGAAGTTCCACGCCTTGGAGACAGCCGTCAGCCCAGATGGGAACCTGCGGAATGTGCTGCAATTTATGGGGGCCAGCCGCACCGGACGTTGGGCTGGGCGGACCTATCAGCCACAGAACCTACCACGGCCAGAGAAGCGGTTCGAGAAAGAGATCGAGATACATGCGGCCAACGTCGCCCGGCTCGACTTCGAGGGGATCGAACTGATCTATGACAACACGTTTGATCTGCTGGCGTCCTGCATCCGGCCTGCCGCGCAGGCTCCGGAGGGATACCTGTTCGTGGACGCCGACCTGAACGCCATCGAGAACCGAGTCCTCGGCTGGCTGGCGAACTGCCCGAAAATCCTTAGAGTTTTTGAACTTGGGCGCGACCCATACATCGACTTCGCCACATACCTGTTTGAAGAGAACTACGACGACCTCTGGGACGAATATAAGCGGGGGAACAGTGCCAAGCGAACCATCGCCAAGCCCGGGGTTCTCGGGTGTGGCTATATGCTCGGACCGGGGAAGCAATACGAGAATAGTCAATCGGGTGAGATCGAGGCGACCGGGCTGTTAGGTTACGCATGGAACATGGGTGTCCAATTTACTCCTGCACAAAGCGAATTGTCTGTGAAGACTTTCCGCCGAGAGTTCAAGGAGGTCAAGGATTATTGGTATGCAATCGAACGGGCCGCAGTGACCTGCGTCCGCGAACGTCGCACGACCTCCTGCGGCCACGTCGTCTTCGACATGGAAGAGGGTGAAGTCGAGATCGACGTGAACGGCCAGAAGATGAAGGTCGGCGGGAACTTCATGCGGATGAAGCTGCCCAGCGGGCGCTACCTGCATTACTACCGCCCCAGTATCCAACCAACCAAGATGCCGTGGAAAGACGATCAGGGGAAAGCTGTCTACCGCGAATCTCTGACATACGAGGGCGTCAACGACAAGAAGCAATGGGCCCGGATGTCGACCCACCCGGGCAAGCTGACAGAGAACGCCGACCAAGCAATCAGCCGCGACCTGCTCGTCCACGGGATGAAGCTGGCCCGCTGGGGGCACGGCCTCGACATCCGCCTGCACGTCCATGACCAAAACCTCGCGCTGGTGAAAGAGGATCAAGCCGAGGAAGCCCTTAAAATTATGAACGCTTGCATGGAGACTCCCCCTGACTGGGCGGTCGGCCTGCCGCTGGGCTCTGCTGGTTTCATCTCGCAAGTATTCAAGAAGGACTAATATGGAAAGCGCCATCGAGAACCCAGTCGTCACCCGGGCGGAACGCGCCGGATACTTCGTGCGCAAGGTGCAGTGGGTCGGACGACGCAGCGCCCCCGACAGGCTGTTCGCCCGGGAGGATCGCGGCGAGGTCTGGATCGAGTTCAAAGACACTGGCGAGGTCCCGACCCGGCTGCAACTGAACGAGCATAAGCGGATGCGAGAGGCCGGGATGGAGGTCCATGTCTGCGACAACATCACCGACGCCCTGCGCATCCTGTGGCTGACCAATGAGTAAGATCGTCCTCCCCAAGCACCTCAACGATCTCGAAGCCGAGGAACTGATCTGGGGGCCGCCAGACAGGATGCTGAAGGCCAGCGACATGCGCGGATACCAGAAGTGGATGTCCGACCTGATCGTGGAGAAGGACGGAGTCTACCTCGGTGCCGACATGGGGCTGGGCAAGACCGGGGCCGTCCTCCATGCGCTAGTGCGGCTCCTGAAGGCTGGCACGGTCAAGCACGGCCTGATTATCGCCCCGCTCTATGTGGCCGAGGAAACGTGGACGGAAGAGATTGCCAAGTGGGCCTTTGCCCGGGGCCTGCGCTATCGCGTCATCACCGGGACGGAGCCAGAGCGGATCGCCGCGCTGAAGCTGGGGCCGGGCGACCTGACCATCGTCAATAGAGAGAACCTGCGCTGGCTGCTGCGCAAGCTGGGGCTAAAGCGGTGGTGCTTCGACTTCATCGCCTACGACGAAGCCAGCCGACTCAAGCGGGGCATGACACGGACCCGTCCGACCAAGCGGAAGGACGGGACCGAGAGCAAGCCTCGCGTGTCCGAACTGGGCGTCCTAGATGCCGTCCGGTTCAAGACCAAGCGGCTCGTCGAACTGTCCGGGACGCCAGCCCCCAACGGGCTGATTGACCTCTACGGCCCGATCTACGCCATCGACCAAGGCAAGCGACTAGGTTCGAGCATGACGGCTTACAAACGGCGCTGGTTTATCGAAGACAAATACACGGGAAAGGTCGAGCCCCGGGAGGGCGCTCTGGAAGACATCACCCGGGCACTGGAGGACGTCTTCTTCAGCCTCCGATCCGAGGACTATCTGGAACTGCCCCCGCTGATCGAGATCGACCACGCGGTCAACTTATCCCCGAAGGAGAAGGCGCAGTATAAGGAGTTGGAACGGGAGAGCGCCTTGGAGGTTCAGGGCCGCTGGGGCGACCCCGAGATGATCGAGGCCGTCAACGGAGGCGTCCTCGTCGGGAAGCTGCTCCAGTTCGCCAATGGCTCGCTCTACGGGGAGGACGGCACAGACCACCCGGTCCACTCCCGCAAGCTGGACGTTTTGGAATCCATCTACGAAGAGTCCGGAGGCAAGCCACTGCTAGTTGCCTATTCTTTCAAATTCGATAAAGATGCTATACTAAAGAGGTTCCCGTTCGCGAGAGTGTTCGGCGAGGGGCCTAACGACAAGCGGAATTGGAACGCAGGTCGTTACCCCATCATGCTGATGCACCCGGCCTCCGCTGGGCACGGCCTGAACTTTCAGGCGGGCTCGAACATCGCGGTGTGGTATGGGCTGACATGGTCGCTCGAACTGTATTTGCAGTTCATCAAGCGGCTCTGGCGCTCGGGACAAAAAGAAGACCGGGTCTTCCTCCATCGCATCTTAGCGAACGGGACGGCGGACTGGGATGTGCTGCGGACCCTCGGAACGAAAGGGGCGACGCAGGATGCAATTACTGAGACCGTGAGGGTCAGATTGGAGCAGCTGATATGACGAAGGTGGCGAGAGAATTAGGGCCGGGCGACCGACTGGCAGCACACATCACCGCCCAGCGCGAGGCGACATCACCCCTGTCGATGAACGGCCTAGCGGACAGTGCGCTTCAGGGTGTGACGGTCAGTTTTTTGGCGCAAGTCTTCCGGATTGACAATGCCGCCGTTAAGCGGAAGTTGGTCAACTGCCCCATCCTCGAAAGCCGACGCCGGGGGGCCACGCAGGTCCAGCACCTTTACGATCTGGCGACGGCCTGCAAGTTCCTCGTCGAGACCGATCTGGATGTTAAGACCCTGATCGGACGGCTGAAGCGCGAAGACTTACCCCCAGCTATATCCACAGCCTACTGGGACGCCCTGCTGAAGAAGCAGAAATACGAAGAGAACGCAGGAGACCTTTGGCGGACCGAGAAGGTCTGGGAAGTGCTGTCCGGGACGTTCCAGACTTTGAAGTTCACGATGCAACTCTGGCCGGAGACAATCGAGCGCCAGACCGGGCTGACGGACGAGCAGAGAGAACTGATGCAGGGCATGATCGACGGGATGCAGCAGGAACTGTTCGACTCTATGGTGAAAAGAGCCAAGGAGAACCGGACAGGTTCACAAATGGAAGAGATTCCCGAGAACATGCGGATACCTCTGCTGGCGGACGAGGTCGAAGACGCTGGTGACGACGATGACGATGACGAGTTTGGGGGCCTGATATGAGTATGACGTTCAGTTCCTTGGAGGCTATGATCGCGGACGCCGCCGAAGCGGTCCGCCCAGCTAAGCGGATGACGGTAGCCGAGGCAGCCGAAGAATATCGCTACATCAACAACCCCGGTGCCTATGTCGGCCCGTGGAGGAACGCGACTACGCCGTATCTCGTCGACCCGATGAACACCCTCACCAGTTGGAAGTTCACCGGGATGGTGTTCGTCGGCCCGGCCCAGTGTGGCAAGACCGACATGTTCCCCAACTGGATTGGGTATTCAGCCATTTGCGATCCGGCGGATATGATGCTGGTTCAGACCAGCCAGACCACGGCCCGGGACTTCTCGATGCGCCGGATCGACCGCCTTCACAGGCATAGCCCAAAGATCGGGGAGCGCCTGATGAACACCAAGCAGGCCGACAACACCTACGACAAAACCTACCGATCCGGGATGCTTCTGTCGCTCTCGTGGCCGACGATCAACGAACTCTCAGGTAAGCCGATTCCGCGACTGTGGCTGACGGACTACGACCGGATGCAGCAAGACGTCGACGG